AATAGGAGCATAATTATGAAAAGATATGATGATGCAATAAAAGAAATAAATCCTGATGCTTGTTTTGATTTAAGTAATAACGATTTATCAACTCTTAAATGGTTGCATGGCACTACACCTATTGCTAAAGCTGACATAGAAGCTAAAATGAACGAACTACAAACTCAATATAATTCTAAAGAATGGAAAAGAAATAGACAAGTAGAATATCCATCACATGAGGACTGTATTCACGCACTATTAGATGGTGGCGATACACTTACAGAACTACAAGAAAAAAGACAAGCAGTTAAAACAAAATATCCTAAACCTTAGGAGTCTAAATGCAACTTTCCAAACATTTTAAATTAGAAGAGTTTACAAAATCTCAAACGGCTATTCGTAAGGGTATAAAAAATGAGCCAGGATCAGGAGATATAAAAAATTTAGAGAATCTTTGTTATGAAATTCTTGAACCTATCCGTGCTAAATTTGAGAAACCAATAACTATCACTAGCGGGTACAGGTCAGAAGAACTTTGTGAAGCAATAGGTTCAAAAAAAACTTCTCAACATGCGAAGGGTCAAGCCGCAGATATAGAACTGTTTGGAATACCAAACATTAAGGTTGCATATTGGATTCAAAACAACGTAGATTTTGATCAGTTAATTTTAGAGTACTGGACCCCAAAAAATAAGAATGATATAAATAGTGGATGGATTCATGTCAGTTATAATGAAAAAGGAGCTAATAGAAAACAAGTTTTAACTTTTGATGGTAAGACTTATGAAAATGGCTTACCTGATATGAAATGGCAAGATGGAGAGGTAATAGCATAATGGCACTAACAAAAAAACAAAAGAAACTA